TTCATTCACACGCTGCAAAACAGCCTCGGCATTTGGATAATCCAAGCCCTTCAAAACTTCTAGCTTGTCGATGATGCCGCGATCAAACAGGCCATAGAGCCGTTGCTCTTTCTCAGCCTTGGCGAAGGGTAGGGTCGACCCGGTCTGCACAACCACGTCGAAATTGCCCTGAATCACACGCTCGATCATGTCGCCTTGTTCCATGATGCTACCCATCTTGCGATAGGGCACATGGCGCATGACTTTTTGCCCCTGCTCGTTCTGAGCAATCGACAACTTGAACCATTTATCGAGGCCGTCTTTGTTGGTTACCCGGTATACACGTTGAACGTTATAGAACTGCAAAACCCGCGATAACCAGTGGCGTGCTACCGATTTTATATAGGCATCGATATTGCGCATCTTTTGCCGAATGCGTGTCTGCGCCGCATCCTGAAGCTGCGATATCGCCGAAGCCGCCGATACGCCACCAGGGGTAACACCGCGCGTGATATCATTGGTCCCCCCAATGTCGTCAAACCACCGTTGCATGCTGTCGACTAGTTGGAGCACGTAGGGTTGAAGCTGGACCCCTTCCTGCCGCTGTATGCCGTGGTTGGCATTTGCTGGCTCAATAATGAGGCCAGGGCGATTTGTCACCGTGTCGGTTTCAACGCCTGACGACGAGGGGATAATCCAAACGGGGTTTCCCATTAGGGTCAAGGTGTCGAGGGCAAAGGAAACCAGCTTATTGAAGGTCTTTTGCGGGCTTTCAAGGTTCTCGACTTCGCTGATGCCGTAGAACTCGCGCGGCAACATGTAATTGACGTGCTTGCTATAGGGAAACTCGCCATCGGCATACGGATTCTCGTCGTCACACAGGACAACGTCGGAAGCGATGACGATCTTGCGGCCGTGCGGGTATTTCTTGCGCTGCTCATAGGCCACATTTTCATTGCCGTTGTCATCGGTGACCTTAACCATGTCTTCGACAACGGTATTGTCATGAATCCAGCATGTGACCTTCAGGCACTTGTTATCGGCCATTTGGCCCGAATAGCCGCCCATGTGGTCAGTCGTCACGCGCGCGTCAAGAGCCGCACGAATCTTGATTTGCTGGACCTCGGTACGGTCATCATTCGCCAAGCTTTGGAGGTCAGGCTTGAGATAATCGGCCTTGTCGGGGTATTCGGCCTTGAGCTTGTCGCAGTCGATCGGCTCAGCCCGGATAAAGAACTCAGACCTGCTCCGCCTGCCCTGGTCATTGATCTCGATAGCATCGGGGTCGGGATAGCATTCAAATGGGTCAACCGACTCGTATGTGGCAGACCCCATGCCCATATCCTGGTCAGCGCTATAGCCTTCCTCGGAGTATCCTATTCCATACAGGTGTGCGTCATAGATGACTTCGGTCAGCCTCATCAGCCATTCATGACGTTCCCAATCCGATTCACACAGTTCCGCCAAAACTTGCGCAAACTCTTGGTCACCCGGTTCCTCGGGAACGAAAGTAATGCGAGGGCGCGAGTCAGTTTGGAGGGGAACCTGGCCTTGTATCGATTTGAAAATAAGATTGAGCACCTCGCTATGGCGATAGCTTGGCCGTTGTTCGGACCACTGGCGGCCCCTAAACATCCGGTAATAGTGCATCCAATTGTCGTCGTACTTGGCCCGATGCCGCTTGGCTTTCTCAAGCAAGCGCTTGACCAGCGTTATCGCTTTGCGTTCCTCGTCTGTCGGCTCATAGACAGCCTTAGCGGCCTCTTCACCGTTGCCACGAGGCGCGTGTTCGTCCTGGCCGCCAATACTCATGCGCGTGCCCAACTTTCATCAGAACGCCGCTCGCGTTCCGAATCATAGTGTTTATGGATTTTCTCAACCGATTCGTTGCCGACTTCTTCCATTCCGTGGCGCTTTGCTAGCTCTTTGCGATGCTGGCCATTGCGCACGATTTGGCCGAAAGCCGGATTGAACTCGGCCTTATCCCAGTCGTTTGCCCCATAGAAATGGGTGCGGCCAATGTAACGCTCCGCGCCATCAGCCTTGCATTCAGGGCATGATTCCGGGTCTTCAATCGCCGCTATCGGCTTGACGACCTCAAATTCATGTTCGCACTTTAAGCAGCGATAAGGGTATCTGACTGCATTCTAGCCTCGGAACACAACCCCACGCGGATTGCTTTAGCTATATCGGAATGGCGATATTATGGGATTTTATGGCCTAACTGTCAAGGTTCCGGTCTCGCTTGACTTACTTGGGTGAGCGAGACCACTTGACATCTATGACCACCGTTCGCCCTCGTTCGCCTTCTTGCGCTGCCTGATCTTAATCACCTGGTCATGGCTCATCTTATTAATATCAGTTTCCCGATGCCCCTGGTTAGGCTTCTTGCCCTCGGTGAGGTGATAAATCGAGGCCGTGCAATAGCGGGCCGCATCCATGGCGTCGTCGTTTGCCTTGACCGGGATACCGTCTTTTGTTTTCTCATTCTGGTCCGGCTTAAGGTCGGACGGGCTTGGGTAATGATAGGTCGCATACTGGTCGAGCGAATTGGGCGCCACACCCTCGAAAACCTTAAACCTGCGCGTTGCAATCAACTCGTAATGGTAACCTATGCCGAGCACAATATCGTTGACTGCGCCGACTGTTGGGATGCCCTTGGAGCAAAACAGGTCAATCATGTCGGGACGCGATGGGTCCGCAAAGAAGGTCTTAATTCCCCATGCGATTTTGAGCGATGCCGCCGCTTGCACCATACCTAGGGGATTAAGGCCCGTGCGAAAGGTCTCGGCTACCTGATAATGGTTGCCGTCAGGCGTGATAGCCCGAACGTGAATAACAAATGCGTGCGTCGTTCCCCAGTCAACCGAGGCATAAATGACGGTCCCCGCTGGCAGGGGTATTGACGGCGTTTGGTTTTCGTGGTCATCGAAGCAACCATAAACCAAGCCCTCCATTTGCCCGAACTCGCCACCGAACATCATGTTGAACCGGCGCGGGTCCATGGTTTTGCGCTTCCGCTCGTATTCCCGCGATGAAAAATGTGGGTTTTCATTGCTTTTGGCTTGAACCAGCAACGCCATTTCATCGGGTATGGCCTTTGGGTCTTTCTCCAAATGCCGCACATATTGCTTATAAAGCCAGTTCTGTGAATAGGGAGAGGTCACGATCATCACAGGGGCCTCGACAGGCGCGGCCCGACCTTGGATATTTTCCCAGAAATAAAGCGAGTACAACCCAGCCTCATCGCACAGGATGCCCCGCACGTTTGCGATACCAACAACCGAGTCGGGGTCGGTCCCTGTCCGAAACCACACGCTGCCATAGGAACTCTGAAATTCCATGTCTTGCCGTCTAAGCGTGCCAAGATCGCCCAGGACTCGCAAGAATGGCGGGAGGGTAGATTGCCCCAAGATGCGGAACGACGGGCTAGTGACGATGTAATTGGCGTTCCTATCGGCATTGATAAGCATGAGGTTGCGGAGCCAATGCACGCCAACAACTGTCTTGCCCCATTGTATTCCAGTTCCGCAAATGGTCAGCCGATAGCCATGCTCGACAAAGCCGAACAGGGCAGCGTCTTGCTTCATGCTATGCGGGGTAAATTCGCTCAATTGGATGCGGGAGGTTCAACCGGAGGTTGTTCTTCAGGCCTAAGCGGTATGACCTCGAACGTCGACCCATCTGGCCGGTGAATCAATGCCATTGGCTTGCCCTCGTCGTCATACACCAACTCATCGCGGATGCGACCAATCGTGCGGTTAAGCAGCATTTCAAACTTATTGGCATCCCCGGACTTGGCAGCAGCGAAAATGATTTGCCCCACAATCAATTCCAACATCGTCGTTTGCGGCGATTTTAACTTTGTAGTTAACTCGGTGCGGTCCATTTTCATGAACTTGCCGACAACGGTCTTCAACTCGCCAGGCTTAAGCCAATTGCTTGAACGCCCTGGACCGCCTGGGTTTCCCTTTTGGAATTGGTATGGCTTGATATCAGGTTTTGACATGTTGTCCGATTTTATAGCGTTTTAATCGTTTTGGTCAAGTATCGAGCTTAGCCCACTGCTTGCCCGAGAACTTGGCCCAGCGTTCAAGGATGACTTGCACGTATTGCGGATCGATCTCCATAGAAAAACACCGCCGTCCAGTCTTTTCGCAGGCGATGGTTGTGGTTCCCGAGCCTCCGAATGGTTCATATAGAAGGTCGCCACTCTTCGTGTGATTCGACACCCCGTAGCACCACATATCGACAGGCTTCATCGTTGGGTGTTCCCGGTTAGCGCTAGGCTTATCGAAATCCCACACCGTTGTTTTTGTTCGATCGGCATTCTTCAGCCGACTGCCACCTGGTTTCCAGCCAAACAGTATTGGTTCATGCTTGTAGTGATACTCAGAATGGCCAAGGACCATGGCGCTTTTATTCCAAACCATGATTTGCCTTAGCCAACCACGGCGCTGCCAATCGCCTGCAAATATAAAATGCCACGGTCTCGCCGGGACCGTTGCGAGAAGATATGCACCTTCTTTGGCAACTTCATCGACGCGATCGAACCACTGCTCGTTCATTGCAGCTAACTTTTCGGGAGATACGTCGTCAGATTCAATCTCAAGTGCGTCCTTAGTCTTCCCCTTATATGCCACACCATACGGCGGATCGGTAAACACCATATCCGCCTTCTCGCCATTCATGAGCCGATCGACATCTTCGCGTTTGGTCGAGTCACCACATAGCAATCGGTGGTTCCCGAGTTCAAACATGTCGCCGGGCTTCACCCAAACGTCTTTCGGCGTCTCTGGCACGTCGTCTGGGTCACCATTGCCGGGATTGCCTTCATCCTTCGGCAGGTCATCCTCATCAAAGCCAAGCGTGAGTAGGTCTATACCGAGGTCATCAAGCTCTTGGAGTTCGATCTTCAGTAGCTCATCGTCCCATGACCCGTTCTGCGCGATCCTATTATCAGCCAAACGGAACGCCTTCACTTGCGCCGTGGTCAAATGTTCCGCCGATAGCGTGGGGACTTCAGTAAGCCCAATCTTTTGCGCCGCCAATACACGGCCGTGGCCGGCGATGATGGCGTTGCCTTTATCCACGATGACGGGATTGATAAAGCCGAATTCTTTAAGGGACCCGGCAATCTGCGAGATCTGTTCGGGCGGGTGAACTTTCGCGTTGCGTGCATAAGGAATGAGCGATTCAGTAGGAACGTAAGTTATTTTGAGTTTCAAGCGCGATTACTTCCCATAGCAGGGTCCGTCATGATGGTGGTGACAATGTGGGCACAATAGCCTAGCGAGCCGCTCAAGGGCTTCCTTTAATTCACGGCGTAGGCGTTCTAGTTCTTCTTGCACGTGGTCCCGAGCGTGTTTGATCGCATCGCCTATGGGGCCGAATGGCTGGCTTTTGCGGCCTTTCCAGTTGGTGCCCATCTTATGTTCTTTTTCGCTGTCCAAGTGATAGACGGTCAACTCGGGCAGCAATACCCGGTTTTCTCGTTTCCATTGGGTGGGAAATAAGACGTCGGTGCCACTGGCCGCGCCGCGCTTTACGTTGTAACGGCGACCATGCGAACTGTGGAAAAGTTGAAAGTATCCAATAGGAATCCAGCCATATTCCTTATGTACAACTCGTGTTCCGAGCCTTGTTCCTTCGGGCTGGTTAGCTTTATGAGAGAATCCTGGGTCAACGAACCAGCGATCTTGGT